AACTCAGGAGCTAATTAATCAAGGTAGAACACTTGAGCAAGCAGATCGTGCTAAAGATGAAATAGAAATTAACAGACAACAAACTGAAATTCTAGCACAAAACCAGTCTAAAGAAGAAACAATAAAGAAACTTGAAGACGGATCATTCTAGACACTCGCAAAAGTAAGTGTTGGATTAAAAATTGCATATGAAACAGGTAAAAGATAATGCTATCCTACAAGTCATTCAATACCCTAAGTGAAGCGTGCCAAAAGTCGATTTTGAAGCCAGTGAAGACACCGGAAGAAATTGCTAAAAAACATGGTGTCTCACTGGAACAAATCCACAAACAACTTGAAAAAGGTATCAAGGTTGAGCACGAACACACAACAGATAATGAAACAGCGACACACATTGCACTGCATCATTTGTGGGAGTTACCAGACTATTACACAAGATTGAAGAAAGTGGAAATGAATGAAAGTATCGTATCAAGAGTGAAAACAGTTGGTAGGAATGTTAAAAGAGCGGTAGGACATTCATTACCAAATCCAGTTAGAAGTGCAATGGCAGCAACTGGTGTTACAGGTATGATACATAATACAGATAAGACACCTCAAGAAAAAGAGAACCTACAGAGATTCAGAGGTCAATTGCTCTCAGGTAAACACAAGCTACCAAAGTTTCCAACATCATAATAGGGGGATGGAATGTATAGAATTATGACAGTTACACTTGCGGCATTACTACTAGGTGGTTGTGCTACTGCTTCAATCAAACCACCTTCTCAAAAGCAGGTTAATCTAGTTCTTACGAAGTGCCCTGTCCTTCAGAATTACACAAAATCTCAGTTGGAAAGAGCAGCTGCAGAAATCAAAATAATGCCAAGTGATGCCCAGGTAACTGCAATGATTACCGATTACAGCAAGCTGAGACAGGCTTGCAGAGTAATGACCAAGAAACTCAAGGCACAGAATTGAAAATAAAGCCTATATTGGAGAACCTATCCAAGAAAAGGTCTAAGGTTTCCGAGAAGCGTCTTAAGATATGCAAGAAATGTGAACACTTTATCCCAAAACGAGCAAAGTGTGAAAGATGTGGTTGCTTCATGGACTATAAGACGTTCTTTCTAGATGCAGAATGCCCAGTAGGTAAGTGGGGAAAAGAAGAATGAATTTGCAATGCAGAAAAGAATCCGACTATCAAACCTTATAGAGCATCTTATGATGCACACAGAGGGACTACACACATAACAAATCCTACAAAGGATTTTGATGAACAACATAAGACCGTCAAGAAGTATGAGGCGGAACACGTCGGTTCATCATTTAACGTTTATGCTCACCACCACAATGGAGACAAGAAAAAGATTACGTCAGTAGGAATTAAGAACAAAAGTTCCTCTCCATATGCCGGAATATGTGGTAGAGTAGGAGATGTTAGTTCCCATAAGCATTAATTCCTGATTGACATTTCAACCAGTTTAATGTATAATACAACACTAGATAAATTATGTGGAAATCATGGAAAACATTCAAAATATCTTCCTTAAAAACAAAGATGCAAAAGGAATTCCTTCCCTAAACCCAAAGCAATGGGAAGAATTGAATTCCGCTTATGATAAGGAAACAATCATAAGTGAATTGATCGCATATATCAAGGAATACAAACCACAAGCACCAACCCTGCCTATTACCAAAGAGGAAATGATCACCAATTTCTTCAATCTCAAGCAGGCGCCAATCAGCAAATTTATCCTGACATTTGAGGAAACCAAAGGTAGAGTAATTGAGAAGTATGATGATTATGGTCATACTTACGATGACTGCGGTCTTGGTGTTGTTCAAATGGGTAATGGTTATCTGGATGTGTCAAACTATTTCAATCAGGAACTTAGATTGAACTGTGATACCTACGGATTCAAGAGCGCCCATTATCGATGGAATAATGTAGAAGACCTGAGAACAGTCTTCCTTGCTCTATGGAGACTTGGAAATGACAAACTGGATGAACAATCAATCGTTGGAGCTTTTCGTCTAAGCACATATATTGCTACCCAGTTTAAACCACACGTTGCAAAGTATGTATATAATGCAACCAATTCAAAAGTAATTTTTGATAGTTCATGTGGTTGGGGTGATCGTCTGGCAGGATTCTATTGCTCAAATGCAAAGGAATACTATGGATGTGATCCAAATGATCAGACTTTTGAAATGTATAAACAGCAATGCATAATGTATGAAACCATCCTTGGTGGAACACCTGTTATCATGGAAAACAAAGACTTCTTTTCGTGCATTGGAGAAAAGGTTGTATATCTTTTCAGACTTCCAGCGGAGGACTTAAACTATAACTTCATGCCTAAGGTAGATTGTGCTTTTACCTCACCACCATACTTTTCAACAGAACTATACAATTCTGGTGGTGTCCATGAAGATGATCAGTCATGGAAGCGATACAATACCTATGAAAAGTGGAGAGATAACTTCTATCTTCCTGTCAATAGAAAGACTTATGAAATGCTTAACGATGGTGGTATCCAGATCGTTAATATACAGGATCCAAAGGTCAAAAACACCCGCTATTATGCTTCGGATGATTTGATAAATGACTTGACAACTAAATATAGTGATTGTAAGTTCCTAGGTAATCTTGGAATGAGAATCATGCAGAGACCTAAGAATATCGACAAGAAAAAGTTGTTGGCTCACTTTGATAAGATATACATTGAACCTATGTGGTGCTTCGGTAAGAACCGTAATGAATTGAGCAAGAAAGGTCTTGGATTGTCACAATTCATGTAAGGAGAAAACATGGCCGGTGCAGGTTCTGGAGCAGGAGCAGAAATAACAGCATTAAACGAGAGTCTTCATGCATATGCCTGTGCAGCTAGACAATCACTGGGGTCCAACCTAAGTGATATAAGTCAAGTCAAGCAATCAAACACAGCTGCCGCAGTCTGCGATAGACCTCTAAACAAAGCAGTCAAGGAGCTTGATGAAGGTTATGCATACAGTGCAATCACCATTGCCAACCAATTGTTTTCTGATTTTCCCATGCTTAGGAAAGGTGGTTATATCTTTGCCAGAGGTGGACCAGACGTAAACAAAATTTATAGTGCATTTAACAAACTGAAGGCTCATACTGATATTGCCAATGCAAACAAATGGAATCCAGCAGATATATGGATTATCAAGAAAGGCCTTCGCATTAATGGTGACTGGGATACTCTAAGTGATCTAAATGAATTCCTGTTTGAACAATTCAATAAAGGAACACTCATAGGTGTATCCCTTAAGAAATTGGAAAAAGGTGGTGCTGCTCATTCTCATGTTTTTAACAACGGTGATCCGGTAAAGGCAAACTTCACTCAATTCAGAATTGGAGATAACATGAGAAACTCCAAGGACGTTTATATTCAATTCCAGAGTGGAAGAAAACCAGGTGAAATTCAGTTAAGAACATTCAGCAGCAGAGCTGAACCAGGAGCATGGCAAGGTGAAATTAAAGGCAAGACTGCCGCAGGAGGAAAGATAGGTGGTGGTGTTCTAATGCGAGCATGTGTGGAATGTGGAATTCCTTCTTCTGCATTGCTATATCCATCGGCATTTAAAACCCACATTGAAAAACCTTCAGATCACAAGTTCAAAGAATTTGCCGCCATGTATAAATCACTTACTGGTTCTCGCGAAACTATTGACAGTTTAACAAAACAGGCAAAACAAGGACAAAAGGAAGACAAGACGTGGTGGTTGACAAAGTTTCTGGGTGTCCATTATTGCTTCACACTACAAAAATATAAGAAGGAAAATAAGGTAACAAATTGGTTATTTGGATATGGTTCATCTGCTACAGACGATAGCAGCATATTCGTAAAGTATAGTTGATGACCAAAAAGACCAAGACTGGAAAGCAAGCAATAAAAGAAATACTGGAATCTGCAAACAAAGCACAATACTGCATGAATTGTCAGTATTCATACATAAATGAGGATAATGGAAACGGTTACTGCAAATTCACAAGAGAAGACGAGAGACGTTTTTATCCCAAGAACATAAAAGAATACGATACATGCGACCATTGGAAGAAAAAGTAATGTTGACATACTCAGAATTTTTACAAGAAGGCAAAAAGGATGCAAATCTCCATCTGACACACCTTGAAGATCAAATTTTCAAGTCTGGTGTTAATGGAATCAGATCATCTATAACCTTCCTTCAGAACCTAAAGAAAATGCTTTCCGGGCATACATCACATTCGATAGTTAATCTGACTGTTAAATGGGATGGTGCACCAAGTATCTTTGCAGGAACAAACCCAGAGAACGGAAGATTTTTCGTTGCAACTAAGAGTTTGTTTAATGCAACACCAAAACTGAATTACACCAGTGCTGATGTTGACAGAAACCATCCAAGTGGTGGTCTGAATGATAAGTTGAAGGTGGCACTTCGCTATCTGCCTGAATTAGGAATTAGAGGAATCGTGCAAGGGGATATTATGTTCACGCACGATGACCTATCCACAGAACAGATTGATGGGGAAGACTGTATTGTTTTCCAACCAAATACAATCGTCTATGCAGTACCAGCAAAATCAAACCTTGCTAATAGTATCCGAAATGCAAAGATTGGTGTTGTCTGGCATACAGAATACTATGGATCAACCATGGATTCTCTAAAGGCAGTTTATAATGTATCTGTGTCTCAATTCAAATCCAGCAGAAACGTATGGTATAGAGACGCAAGTTTCGTGGACGTTAGTGGTACTGCAACACTAACTCTGGAAGAATCAAAGAGACTGGATGCAATACTTTCCGAATTGGGATATATGTTCCGCAGTCTATCACCAAGATTCCTTCAGCTGATTAGTTCCAGCACTACATATAGTTCCTACATTGAAATCTGGAACAATTCCAAAGTCAGAGAAGGTGAGAAGATCACCAATACATCTGAGCACATTGCTGGATTGATCAAAAGTGTGGAACAGAAGATGAATCTTGCTATCAGTACAGCAAAGAGAGACGACACAAAGAAAATCAAGATAGCAGAAAAGACAAAGGTCCTGACATTCTTCCATTCAAATATGGGGCAACTTAAACTCATGTTTGACCTACAGAACAAAATGATTGACGCAAAGAATATGTTAATCAGAAAATTAGAACAGGTCCAGGGAGTAACCAGAACCTTTATCAGAGACGCAGATGGTCTAAAGGTAACACATCCTGAAGGTTTCGTTTGTACCGATCATTTTGGTAATGTAGTGAAGTTAGTGGATCGACTAACTTTTTCCCACAACAATTTCAATGTGTCAAAGACGTGGTTTTAGTATTTCGTAGAAATGAAATTATATAAATAGTGGTATAGGAGAAATTTTATGCCACATGTTTATTACATTAAAAATAACTTAAATGGAAAAATGTATATAGGTTTCACATCTAGATCAGATCCATACAAAAGAATAAACGAACATTTTTCAGATTCGGTAATTTCTTACAATCAGCAAAAACACCTTTACAGAGCAATTAAAAAATATGGAAAAGATAATTTTTCAAGTGGAGTTTTATTTTCACATGATGATTATGATTTGACATTGCAAAAAGAAATAGAATTAATAGAGGTATTTTCATCTGAATATAATTTGCATCCTGGAGGTAATATTCCTCCAAATCAGAAAAATAAAAAATGGAAATTATCAGAAGAAACTAAATCAAAGATGAGAAAACCTAAACCACCAAGAACAGAAGAACACAGAAAAAATCTTTCTAAAAGTTTGAAAGGAAGGGTTTCCCCAAATAAAGGAAAACCTGGCAGGCCTGGATGGAATAAAGGCAAAAGAACTTCTGGAAGTGTGTGTCAATGGAGAATAATCAAAAAAGAAGGCACAGAAATGATATACAATTTAGTGTTGTGGTGTGAAGAAAATGGATATAAAACAAATACACTAAAATCAAAATATTATAAAAATCAATTCCCATACAAAGACATTTTAAGAATTGAAAAAGCATGATGAAGAAAACACTAACAGTTTTTGATATTGACGATACCCTATTCACAACGGAAGCAAAGATAAGAGTAAGAAAAAACGGAGAAGTCCAGAAGATACTTTCCAATACAGAATTCAATCACTACAAATTGGATCACTTGGAAGAATTTGACTTCTCCGAATTTCGGGATGCTAAGATTTTCCGTTATACAGCTAAACCTATTCATCCCATCTTCCAGTTAGCAAAAGATAAGATCAAAAACAATACAGAATGCAGTAAGACCATATTGCTTACTGCTCGACAGGATTTTGATGATCGGGAAGTCTTTCTACAGACATTTTATGATCATAATTTCCCGATCCATATGGCCCATGTGGAACGTGCTGGAAACCTATCAAGCAGATATAGAACAGGTGGAAACATATCAAAACTTGCTATAATCAAGAGGTATGTGGACACTCATAAGTTTGAAAGAGTAGAAGTCTTCGATGATTGCATCAAAAACCTGGTCACAATCTCAAAACTAAGACATTTCTATCCCAAAATCCACATGGATATGTGGATGGTAAAAGGTGAATCTCTGGTCTCTTGGCAGCTGTAAATTACTAAATATAAAGGTAATATAGCTTGTAGAGAGCAGAGATTTAATGATAACAAGAACAAAAGGCGTAGGTTTCTACGGCAAAGTAAGAATACCAACAATCGGACATGCTGCGGTAGTCAATACTGCAAAGGATATTGCAGCAAAATCAGGTGCTAAATTGCACGTGGCATTATCCGGTGCCGATCATCCTCTCCCCAAAGCACTCAAAAAAGAACACGCTCAGGCGTTATTTGACCATCCTGTGGAAACACACCACAAGAGCGTAGTCCATTTCCTTTCCAACATGAGCAAAAAGCATGATGACTTTACCCTAGTGGCAGGTCAGGATCGTGCCGAAGAATATAAGGCAATGCTCAAGAAGTGGAATGGAAAGAAAGATTCCCAGGGCAATGTACCATTCCATTTCAAAAAGTGGAGAGTCCATAGCATCCCAAGACAGGATGCAGTTGCGTCAAATCGTGACCCACAAAGAATGTCACCAAAGGAACTTGTCAGTTCAGTTTCAGCAACCAAAGTTGAAGCATTGGCAAAGTCGGGATCATATGATCGTTTCAAGGCATACTATCCTGGTATACATGAAAGACATGTAAAGAAATTATACAACCAGATCAGAACGTCAAATTCTATCAGGGAGTCTCTGGAAGTACCTGCTATTGGCCAGACCCTATCCAGAAAACTCATGCCACAGTTTCCTAAGAAACACGTCAAGGACTTCCTAAAATACCTGGACAATCAAGGTATTGCTCACAAGCAAAAGAATATTGATACCAGCAAACTCAAGTCAACTCAGTCTGAATTTGATGCTGAGAAGATCAACTCCCTAATGCAAAAGAAAGAGGATAACGATGCTATATTGGTATCTAATGATGATCATGTATTGGACGGCCATCATAGGTGGCTGGCAGACCATAACCGTTCCAGAGGACGCACAACTAGCAACGCTCATGTTGTAGACCTTCCTATTCTGGATCTTTTGAGTTTGTCAAAACAATATGTTTCTACACTTAGCGAGGACACAACTAGGAAAGAGTTTGTGCCATTGGTCAAGTCTTTCCTTGAGTTTGCTTGTAGTAAACTAGGCATCCAGAACACACCAAAACTCAAGTTCCAACCAGACGGTGATCGTAGTTTTGGTGGATATGTTCCATCGGATAATAGCATTGTATTGGTGTCAAAGAACAGACACCCTATGGATATTTTCAGAACCCTGGCACATGAACTGGTCCACCACAAACAAAACGAAGATGGTAGAATCGGTGACGTTGCAACATCTGGTGCCACTGGTTCAGATATTGAAAACGAAGCTAACGCAGAAGCAGGAAAATTAATGCGTTGGTGGGCCAAAGAAAACCCACATCATTTCAAAATGTCTTCCCTTGTAGAACACACCGCAATCTTTGTGGTTGGTGGTCCATGCTCAGGTAAAGACAAACTAATCAAACAATTAAATGAAGAATATGGTCTTAAGGAACTCGATGCTCAATACATCTTGAGTGGCAAACCTATTCTTTCTGAGCAGATCATAGTAAATGGATCAGCAGAGAATTTGGAAGATATTGTCAGAATCAATGACATACTCAAAGAAAACAATTATCATACCTCAATGATTTACGTCAATACCACCAATGAAATTTCCAAGTTGAGAAATGAGGAAAGAGAAAAACGTGGTCAGAGAGTGATGAACGAAAGTATCCGCTTTTCCAAATTTATGTCTGCTCAAAATAACATAGAGAAATTCAAGACATTATTCGGAGAAAATATGACAAAGATCAATAACTCAAAAGAAATCAATAAGGATTTTGAGAAACTATTGCAGGAAAACAACTCAAAACCAAAAGACAGAGAATGGGGAACCAAATCTCTTACCAAGATATATTCTAAAGAGACACCTGGATCAACCCAAGCAAGTCTGAAAAAGATGATTGCAAAGCGCGAAACCTTAAACTATACAGATACCAATCCTGGTGACGTGGGTAGTGGTATTGGTCCAACCTATGGTCAGAAATCAGTAGGATTCAGTGGTCTTGCTGAATGGGCATCCAACCCAGAGACCATTGCGAAGTTTGAGAAGCGCTATGGCAACAATGCACAGCAGAAACTGGATGAGGTGGTTGCTCAACTATCAGAAGCAACAACCAAGATCAGCAAACCCAAGTCTTTTTCTAGCATTAGGGAGTCATTTGATAAGGGATTGCTAGATCGCAGGGGTACGGTACCAGATCAAGGACCAGGAAATAGTGATAGTATTGGTGAGGACAGACCTCCCAAGAAATCCAAATGGTATAAACCAAAAGCAAAAAAACAATAAATAAACAACCATGTAATCTCGAAGGATATAACCAAATGTTCAAAAAGAATGATCCACTTGTAGAAGTATCAAAGAAAATAATGCAGGAAAACGAAACCAGAAGACAAGTGGTACTTTTGGTTAATGAATCCTTGGGAATAGAAGACAAAAAGGTTCTACCAAGAGAACTTTTTGCAGAATACGATACTATCCTGGCAGAAGCACAATCAGTTGCTTTGAAGGAAGGTATTGATAGGGTCCAGTTGGATGAAGTGACAATCAAAGCTATTGTTAAGAAGGTTGCAAATGAATTACCTTCTAGAAAAAAGAAAATTGAAGACTTAAACCGTCGTGCAATGAATAAACCAACAATCAAGGGATGGGCAAATGCTCAGAAGCGCGTTAATGCAGCTGTTAATGAAGAACAATTGGATGAGCTTTCAAGAAAGACACTCAAGTCTTATGTCGGCAAAGCAAAAAAGTCACTAGATACACTAAATTCTAAAGCAGACAAGTATAGCGATATCGCTGATAGATACAGTGATCGTATGTATAATGCTACCAAAAGTAAAACTAGAAAAGAATACGAAAGAAAAAGCGATGCTGCAAATTCAAAAGTTATTGGATTTGAAAATAAAGCTTCAATAAGAGACGCTGGTGTTAAACAAGCTAGAGATAGATTGCGTGGAACATATACATCCAAGCACAAATACAAGCTAAAGGAAGATACCTCCATTGAAGCAATCAATGAGGAAATCTATGATAATCTCCTAGCAAATCTAATTGAAGCATATCAGTCTAGTGAAGATGCTTTCAATGACATGGTTGATTCTCTTACTGAGGAGCAATTGCAAATCTTGGGTTTTACGGAGGGGATTCAGTAAGTCCTGAATCCCCAGAGCAATTGAATGAAATGGGAGTTAGACCAGCTGGTGGTCCGACAATGGGAAGACCAGTGCCAAAACCAGCTGCTCAAAGTCCTGTGGCAATTGGTCCAGGAACTGCACCTACTGCACAGAGAACAGCAAGGGAACAAGCAGCAAAAGGCATTGCAACTAACCTGGCGCCAAGACCAACACAGTCTATGGATAATTATGCCAGACAGGATGCAAAAGTGCAAACAAGTCCATTACCTAGTAATGCAAAAGTATCAAATGCAGGACCTAATGCAACTGTAACCAATAGAGGATTTCCAAATGGTGGAAGATATTCCTTAAATAAGTACATTAAAAATCTTCCGGTTAAGGGTGATGTGGGAATGTTAGGTACCGTTAGAGTTAAACCTTTTGACACAAATAAAAAAGTAACACCCGCTTCTGCCCCAGCTACTCCAATGATGGCAAGAAAACCTGAAGCACCTACTGCTCAGAAATCTGCTTCTGAAGTAGCAGCAAAGGTACCACAAACACAACAGCAACCAGGTGCTCAGGCACAACAGGTAACTACAGCACCAAGAGTGCAATCGAAGATGGGTAGCTCTGCTAATATCAACACACCTGTACCTGGTAAGCAAGGATCACCAAGTGGCCCTGCACCAGAGAGGCCTTCTGTAGCAGTTGGTTCTTCCGGAAAAGATACAATTTCCAAATCACCTGCAGCTGCACCAGCAAGATCAGCTGCTCCAACACCAAGACCAAGACCACAGGCAAGAGCAAGACCTGCGGCACCAGCAAAAGAAACAACAGGTGACATTATGAACAGAATGTGGGTGAAGGAATCATTTGAAAGTTTCCTGAGAAACAACTTTCTTAAGGGTTAGATATGGAACACTCAAAACTAATACAAACTATCAAGAAGGTGAGTCTTAATAGACTAAACGAAAACTATAAGGTTACCAAGAAAAAGAAAAAGTTAGTCAGAAAAAATGACCAGAGTAATATTATACTCAACCCAGTTATTGACAGCTTTTCGGCAAATAGATAAATAAGAAAAACAAGGAAGGAAAAAACTATGACTCTTTGGGGAAATATAGATACTGCATCTGGTAACCAGAAGCCTGTATTTGCTAATACCACAAATGTCACATCGAGTTCAACAATTCATGGCGAAGCTGCTAATACAAATACCTACTACGGTCAGGTATATGGTGTTTCTGCTACAGAAGCAGCAAACAATACTGGACATGGAAAGAAAGTTGTCCATGCTGGTTGGGTAAGCCAGAAGATTGGAACAGGACCTATCAAGTCAATTGGTTGGTCTGGTGGTACAGGGTATAACGCAGCAGGTTACTTGAGATTCACAGATGGAAGTGTATTGGGTGATGGAACTGGAGCAAATGCTTCATTCACCATTGCTAATACATTAAACACAATGCAATCATACTCAACAAATGCTTCATGGAACGTAATTAATAGCATCACCGTTAATGATGGTGGTTCACTATTCTCAAATTCAACATCTATTCTAGTTGAAGGTCCGAAAGCTATTACCAATGCAACATTTACAGTTGTTCTTGGTGGTAGAGGTGATCGCACAAACTATGAAACATTGGTAGCAATGGGATCAATGGTTGGTGACGACGATAATGACGACGTATTCTTTCCAGGAACATAATAATGGTTAAATCGTTCAAGACTTTTCTAGATGAAGAAATTGTATTGGCAGCTACAGTAAAGAGATTTTTGGTTGATATTGATAATCCAGCAGTTAGGGATCATATCAACCAAACTCTTGCCAATGAATTAAGTGCATCATTGACACCATACAACGCATTAACTAAGGCAAGAAAAGTCTTGGCAAACTATCATATCAACGTTGGTGCCACACCTTTCATGGAAGGTAGCAGTGGTGAACGTTCTTGGGTATTGAAACAGTTTGGTGAAATATCTGGAATGAATGATCAAGGTGAGGTTGTAACAAAGGATCCTAGTCCTTATACAATCGTATTTACCTGGAATACAGTTTCTGGTTGGTGTATTGCAAAGTGCAGAATTGTATCACCAGAAGAATTGAGTGAAGGTATATTATCTGGTTTGAAACATGCTACTGGTGCAAAGACCAAGTGGGGTGGAGCTCTTGCATCCGCTGCAACTATCGCAGCAACCGCTGGTGCAGGAGCAGCAGTATGGCCAGCTCATCCAATAGTTGGTGCAGGAATAGCAGGAGCATATGCATTGAGAAAGATTATACAAAGAGCACGAGCAAAGAAACCAGATTTGGTTGAAGCACGTCTAACACCAGCTGAACGCAGAACAATCCTAGATGCAAGACGTATGGAAGCATCCATGCAGGGTCGCAAAGTGAAAATGCCAAGACCAAAACCAATGAGTAAGAAAGACGCAGAAAAGGTATTACAGGCTGCAAAGAAAACTCATTTCAATATGGCAAGCAATGTCAGAAGACTTCCAAAAGAAGCAAAGAAAGAAACCACTATCAATCACAGACCTGTGATGACAGTTGCACCAAAACCTATTGATCTTGGAAAGCACGAATACAAACTAGTCAAACCAACACCCACCAAAAGATATATGCCTGAACCAGATGTTAAGAGTGAATTTGATAAACATATTGATTCCTATAATAAGACTGGTAAGAAGGCCTACCTAGCAGCTGCAGAGCGAGCAGCTCAGGCTCACTATGCTTCCAATTATCCAGAATATCCAGAAGAAGCTCAGAAGAAACTTAATGATAGAATGCATGTTTTGGGAACAATTAGACAATCCAATCCAAGCTTTTTAGGAAAGATTAAGAAGCTCTTTAGAGAAGAAATTACTCCTAATACCTCAAAAGAAACTATCATCCATGATTTTGTTCATTCCAAGAACAAGACATTCAAAGGTGACAGTAAGAAGAAAAAGATCAAGAGAGCATTAGGAGCTTATTACTCAATGCATAAGGAATAGGGAATGAATGTTTGATGATTTGACAGATGATAACTTTATGATATATGCCCTGAAATGCTACTCAACTCCAAATTGCATAATCTCAGAGTTCAATGAAGACTTCAATAGGATAAAGTATATCAAGAGATTATTCAGGAAATATAAAGATACTGGAGACTTGAAGGAAAGATTAATACTGAATCACATCATAGTCCTAGGTAATGTTTTTGGTCCAGAAGCAGTATCTAGGATACTTTTTTATAAGATAGATGAGGAAGACTATCCATTACTCAAATCATTCCTAACCTATCTTAACTTAATGCCTAAGCTGATTAGAGGAATACGAGGTAAGGATTACTTGAATTCTTCTCTTACAATGGATTTCTTTGTAGCTAAGCGTCTTAGAGCTATCTAAAGCTTCCAGCTAAGGTATCATTATTTACTGGGACATAGCTTATATAACACTTGTCAAGCCCTTTGTCAAGCGAAAAGAGAAGAAAATGAGAAAAAAGTTTGTACTTAAAGAAACCCCATTTGAAATGGCTAGTTATAATAAGGACGAAAACTCACTTCATAGTAGCAAGGAAGATTACCGAAAAGGTAAGACTTCTAAGAGACTTGAAAGTAAAAATTTTGGTGAGTTCAAGGAAATTGGATCAACTCCCACCCATAAGATTTATAGGAAAATAATAAAACATAATCGTGGTACACACTCAGCTAGTTTTTTGGCAATGCATAAAGAGACTGGTGAACCTCATGTTTCTGTTTCTGGAAAGTATGATACTAAGGAAAAGAAATTAACAGTTAATCATCTTGCTGGCCATCCAAATAATACATTAAAGGCGCATGACTTATACCATCACCTATTACTTGCTGGTCACGTAAAAAAATTGGTGTCAGATAATACTCAATCTCCAGGTGCAAAGAAAGTGTGGCATAGACTGTCACAAAAACCTCATGTTGGTATGACAACTACTGATGGTAGAAAAGTTAACCCAAAAGACAGTATTGAAAAATTTGATCAAAAACATTATACTAGTGGCGCCAAAGAAAGAGAAATAGGTAAAAATATAACTGATCGGAATGAAAAAAGTAAAATACGTAAGAAAGAATATGCTAAAGCTAGGCGCAGATTTGTAGCAAAATCAACTCTTGAGGAAGAAGCACCAACCAATAGTGTTGCAGGTGGTGGAGTTCCTAGTCTAACAGATGGTTCAGTTGTACCACCAAAGGCAAGAGCATCATGGAAAGCTGCCAATGCAAAAGGCCAAGGTATCCTAAGACGCAAGATTGAAAGTCTTCCTTTAAGAGAGGGAACTTTTGCTGGAATGAAAACCTTTATTGTTCCTTCCCATGTGGTAGAAAATTGTAAATACCACAAGATTAAACATAAGCATTGGACTAAATACCTTGGGGAAGATGCAATAGGTGTCGCTATAAGAGAATTCGCAAATTCACATCCTGACGAAGCTATTATCCTAGAAGACGAAAGAACTGGGACAATGGTCTTCTGTAGGTACGGGAAGAAATAAATACCCTCCACATCATTTAAAACTGATTGACAATACAATGTTATTGTGATATATCATGGTAACATAGGGAAATAACATGCCAAACAGAAACGTTGGTAATGACCAATCAAACCAGAGTTATGGTGGCATCGACATTAGAAATATCAGTGTTCCACTATTAACTAACATTTCTGTGATAACTTTTTTCTGCTGGTTGATTATAGGTGCTTTTGATGCAAAAGATAAGATTACTGATGATTTCAGAAAAGAGTTAAAAGAAACTACTCAGAAATTTGACTCTGACCTTAAGATGATTAAGGATCAGAATGAAAGACTATTGGAAAATTTCTGGACAAAGAAAGATCAGTTAATTTGGTGCTATGAGATACAAAAGAAGAATCAGGGATTCGTCTGCCCTGATTATAACTTCCTAAAGCAACAAGGTCTTTTAGGAACATATGAACAACAAAATCATTCAGGTTTTTATACTACACCTAAAGAGAATATGGGAAACAAATAAGACTTGACCTCTAGATGATTTTGATGTATTATGACTGATTGATGAAACTGGATATATTGTCATGGCACTTTTTGTGGATATTAAATACGTTAATCTTGTGTCTCCGCGATTGGAAAGGTTTACACACCGGGAACAATATGTTTGGAACTTTAGGTGTCCAATCTGCGGAGACTCAAGAAAAAATAAGAGCAAGGCACGTGGATATTTTCTGAGAAAGAAATTCGGAATATATTACATGTGTCACAATTGCTCTGCATCTATGTCTTTGGGTAATTTCCTGAAACACATGGATAATTCATTATACAAACAATATAGAATGGACACGTACAAGGAACAAAATCACGCAAATGTTCCTAGACCAGACCCTCCCATGATTCCAAAACCAACCATTAAGACACCAGTGGTAAAAAGTCTTCCACTGGAATCAATCTCTGAGCTCGACGATGATAATATCGCGAGACAATATGTTATGTCCAGGAAAATCCCAAAGAAATTCTGGCACGATCTTTATTATGCAGAAAATTTCAGAGATTTTGCGGATAAATTTTTTGTGGGTCACGATAAAAAAATTCTCGATGAACCACGACTCGTAATTCCCTTTTATAATCAAGAGGGAATTTTGCAAGGTATCCAGGGTCGTGTCTTGGTGGAGTCCAAGGTTAGATATATAACAATGAAGGTTTGTGATGATGCAAGCAAACTTTTCGGACTTGATCGAATGGACTTGACAAAACAAATTCTTGTTGTAGAAGGTCCCATCGATAGTTTATTTCTACCTAATTGTATAGCAACTATGGATTCCTCTCTCATTGGTGTAAAAAAGTCATTGGGAGAAAGAGATTACTTGTTTGTTCCCGACAATGAACCTCGCAATCCAGAAATCATTAGGGAAATTAAGAAGATCGTCAAAGCAGGTAATAAAGTTTGCATTTGGCCTGAGAGTGTAAAGGAAAAGGATATTAATGATATGATCAAGTCTGGTCTAACAGAAAAGCAGATCACTAATATCATCGAGGAAAATACAGTTGAAGGACTAGCAGCAGAGTTAAAATTTCAACAATGGAGTAAAACATAAAATGAACTACTTACTTTTCATCCTTCCTCTCATTTACGCAATAACAAATAGAGTAAGAGGATCATTGGGATTTGGTGGTGTTGTTGGTGGCATCGTTACAGGTCTTGTTATTGCATTCTTCACACAGAATTATATCCTTGCAGCATTGACAGTTGGTCTATACATTGCTGGTGAGTCCTGGGGTTGGGGTAAGTGGATCATTAGCGTACCGCATTGGGGTGATCCCAATTGGACACCATCACAAATTCTACTTGTTAGAACAGACGGCAAAAACAATGGTATCCACTGGCTTGCTAATAAACTTTGTTCACAGACAAAGAATTTTAGCAGATATGCACAGATTGCACTGGCATTAAGAGGACTATGGTGGTGGGCGCCCATATATATTGCAATCGCGGCATTTGGACATGCAACAATAATTGGCACAGTTGTGGCCTGTCTTTTGTCACTGACATTCCCACTGTGTTACTATATCACATATAATGTTGACAGTGTGAATTTTTGGGGATACGGGGAAATACTATACGGGTTTATTCAGGGAATAGCACTAATCTGTGTTTTGTTTGTAATTTGAAAGGAAAGTTGTTATGAGTGTAAAAATAATTGCAGTATCACATCCTGTATCAGGAGAATCACCACAAGACCTAATTGCTTACTGCGCAAGAGTGAGTAATCCTGCTAATCAAGAAAACTATGATACGGCAGAGAAACTACTGACATATTGCATTAGGAACAAACACTGGAGTCCGTTTGAAATGGTCTCCGTCACATTTGAGATTAATACCACAAGAGACATTGCACGTCAAATTCTAAGACATAGAAGTTTTAGTTTCCAAGAATTCTCTCAGAGATACGCAGACCCAAGTCAATTAGGTTTCACTGTGAGAGAAGCACGATTGCAAGACACAAAAAACAGACAGAATTCTATCGAAACATCCGATGAAGAATTAAAGAAAACATGGAATGCAAAGCAAGAGCAAATTATCCATGAATGCAAACTTGCATATAAATGGGCCCTTGAAAATGGTGTTGCAAAGGAACAGGCACGTTCCGTTCTTCCAGAAGGATGTACCAATAGCAGATTGTATATGTCTGGAACACTCAGATCATGGATCCACTATTGTCAATTAAGAACTGCAAACGGCACCCAGAAAGAACATATCGAGGTTGCAAAGGAAATTTGGGAAATACTTGTAGTGGAATTCCCATTCTTGGCAAGCATTGAAAAAGTAACTCTAAGTGAATTGCTTGCAAGTCATATCGCAACCGAATTGGAAATCGAAGCAAGACAAACAGAGATTACACCGGTAACTGATACATTTACTAGACGGTATAATCTGGTTGACAAATTCTTGAGTATGATAAAGAGGAAATAATGTTATTTGTTGATACGGAATTTAATGGGTTTGGTGGACAATTGCTTTCTATGGGCATATGTTCAGACCAGCATGACCATGAATTTTATGCTGCCATATACCCACCAAAGGAAATTCATCCATGGGTAAAAGAGCATGTTATGCCACTTATACTTGTTGATTATATTTCATATGGAGATTTTTAGCATAAACTAGTCCAGTATTTGATGAAACATGCAGACGAGGTAATTGTTGCAGATTGGGCCGAAGACCTTTCGCATTTGTTGCAATGTTTGGTTGGACCAAATGGATTTTGTTTTAAGGTATTTCCGAAATTGCAACTTATCAATTCAGGTAAATTATACCCCAAGATTCCACATAATGCAATATCAGATGCTCGTGCTTTGGGGGATTGGTATGAGAAAGAACAAGAAAAAAATAGGTAGGAGAAGTAAATGGCGACCACACAAAATTACTATCTTGAGGAACAAGATACAAGAACACTATTATCCAATACAAAGTTCTTTGAGAGTTATAGCAGATACAATAAAGACAACAGCAAATATGAAGTGTGGGATGAATCAGTAGCAAGAGTAATGGATATGCATAGAACATTTTTCAAGGATAAACTTGAAAAGGTTCCTGAACTGAATCAATATTTCCAGTATATTGAGGATGCATACAAGAACAAAAGAATTCTAGGTGCGCAAAGATCATTGCAATTTGGTGGCGACCAATTGCTCCAGCACCATATGAGAATTTACAATTGTTTTTCTGTTGAAACCCGGTTCTTAACAAAAGAGGGTATTAAAAGCTTTGAAGATTTTGAAGATGGATCTATTGTCGAAGTTATGACACATACTGGCCAATGGAAAAAATCTATTGTCAGAAATTATGGAAAACAAAAATTAAATAAATTAGTATTCCGAAAAAATAATACAGACAAAGTAGTTTATTCCACAGAAAATCATAGATGGTTGCTGTCTGATGGAACAGATACCACAAATCTATCTGTTAATGATATGATCTATAAGGAACCCTCTATTTTTAAAGATTTTGTTTGGGAAGATTCAACACCAGAGGAACAATTGTATTGGTGTTATGGATTTGTTTATGGTGATGGCACTGTAAACAATAAACATTCTATGGTAAGACTTTGTGGTAAAGATTCGAGATTTGAAGAAAGATTCACCAAGATGGGATTTGGAACTTCTTCTAGTCTTTCTTTAAAGGGAGATGTTATTGTTTATACTGGAAAATATTTGAAAACATTACCTAATCCTAGTATAGATTCTCCGGAATTGATTCGTGCATTTGTTAGAGGATATTTAGATGCAGATGGATGCAAAAATAATAATCCCGGAGGAAAGCAATTTACAACAATACAAACGTCATCTTTAGAATCTATGAGTTTTATTAGAAACTGTTTTCCTATTGCTGGTGTCCATGTAATTGGTGAAAAGGATTATACCGGACATATTACTAATTTTGGTGTAAGACCAAAAACATCTAGATTTACTATTTGTGACCATTCTGGATCAAAATATAATACTGGTTGGAAACTCTTATCTAAAGAAGAAACAGATAGATTTGAAAATGTTTGGTGTTTAGAAGTCGAAGATGATAAATCATTCATCTTGGAAAGTGGAATTGTTACAGGAAATTGTACTTCTTCACATCTTGATCGTCCCGCATTCTTTGGGGAGTATTTCTATATTCTCCTTTGTGGTGCGGGTGCTGGATACTCAGTGCAAAAACACCACATTGCAAAACTACCTATGATTCGTCCTCGTACAAAGCAGGCAAAGATTCATACAATTGATGATACTATTGAAGGATGGGCAACAGCACTTAACGTTCTGTTGTCTTCTTATTTTATTGGAGGTGGTGTTCATCCTGAGTATGAAGGTAGACGTGTTCACTTTGAATTCCATAAGATCAGACCAAAAGGTTCTGCAATATCTGGTGGGTTCAAGGCACCAGGATCAGAACCACTCAAGCGTGCATTGGATAGAATTGAAACTCTATTGAATAGCATTGCCGAGGATGGTATTCTTCGACCCATTGATGCTTATGATATTTGTTGCCATACTGCCGATGCGGTTCTTTCTGGTGGTGTCCGTCGTGCTGCAACAATTTGTCTATTCTCCAAAGACGATGAAGAAATGATCAAGGCAAAGACTGGCAATTGGAATATGATCAATCCACAAAGAGCAAGATCAAATAACAGTGCAGTTATTAAGCGCGATGAAATCACCTATGAAGAATTCCAGAAACTTGTTGCAGTTGTAAGAGAATTTGGTGAACCTGGGTTTGTCTTTGTTAGTTCATACGAGCATTGCTTCAATCCATGTATTACAGAAGATAGTTGGATTGATACTAATTTGGGGTTGAAGCAAGTAAAAGAATTGATTGGTGTTCCTTTCTATGCTATCGTTGATGGTCAGGAGTATGAATCTAAGAAAGGTTTTTGGAAAACTGGTAAAAAAGAAGTTTTTGAAATTGAAACTTTCCGTGGTTATAAAGTGAAAGCTACTGATAATCATAAAATTCTCATTGAAAGAAATAAAGAAAGAGTTTGGTTAGAAGTTAAAGACCTAAAAATTGGTGATAAGATGGTCATAAACGAAAATTTGAATCTGGATATTGAAATTAATAGAGACGAAAAAGACCTTGGATGGTTATTGGGTGAAGTTGTGGGTGATGGTTGTCACAATCCTGAGAAATATAATTCATTGGTTAGATTTTGGGGGAATACAGCAAAAACTTTGTCTAAAAAAGCTGAGGGTATATTTGCAGAGAAATTCCCGTCATTATATTCTAGCAGAAATGCAAAACCAGTGTTCAATAAATTGAATGACACATATACAATATCAAACAAACCATTTACAGATTTTTGCTCATTATATTTAGAACCAGGTACAAAAAATATCAAAACGGAAATGATTGGCACAATGTCCAATTCATTTATTGCCGGGTTTATTTCAGGTTTGTTTGATTCTGATGGTACAATTAATTGGTCCAAATCATCTAACAGTCGATCAATTAGATTAACACAAAATAATTTAAATAGATTGGAAATGATTCAAATCCTATTATCTAAAATTGGTATTGCATCTTCGATTTATAAAGATCGACATCCAAACAAATCGTGGGAAAATTATGACAGTAAACCTATCCATGAATTACACATTTCACGAAATTGTATGGATAGATTTGCCGAAATTGTGGGGTTTTGTGATCCTAATAAACATAAAAAAATGAATGAAATGTTAAATTCACGTAGAAGGGTAGCTTATCGCGATAAGTTTATCTCTGAAATAATCAATATTAAATCTATTGGTGTCGAAACTGTATATGACTGCACAGTAGAAAATATCCATTGTTTTTCTGCAAATGGAATGATTGTGCATAATTGTGTAGAAATTGGTATGCTTCCTAAGACAAAGAAGGGTGTATCTGGATGGCAAGGATGTGTTAAAGGAGATACAAAACTTTTAACAAAAACAGGCATAGTAAATATCGGAGATGTTATTGATAAGGAAGTTGAAATATGGAATGGTAAAAAGTGGTCAAAAGTAAAACCATTTATTACTGGGTATGACAGAAACTTTTATAGAGTAAACTTCGGTGATGGTTCTTATCTTGATTGTACTGAAAATCATAAATTCTTAGTGAAAAATAGATTCGATAAAGAGTATAAGGAAATGACTACTCTCGATTTGTTGCATGATGTTGGTAAATATACAATGCATGTTCCTAGATCAAATATCATTATGTCTGATGAAAACAGAAAAGATGTTGATCATGATTATGATTATGGATTTATTCTTGGTGATGGTACAGTACGTCAGAACAAGAGCTCTGCTACAGCAATAGTATATGAGCACTATTTCAATAGGAATTTTCCGGTAACAGGTAAATTACAATCTGAGAGAGTATGCAAATATAAGGGTAATAAGGTCAAAACATATTACTGGAACAAAGGTGATCTGGACCTGGAATTTGCTTATGATTTAAAGTACGGTTCTGAATTACCTTCTGAAATGTTTTCTCAATGGAGTAGAAAATCACTACTAAACTTTTTTGCAGGATGGATTGATACAGATGGAAGTGTAGGTAAAACAGGATGTAGAATTTATGGCACTGAAGGTCATATTAGGTCTGCACAATTATTATTATCTATGATGGGCATTAATAGCTCTGTTAATCTACAATCAAAAAGAGGTATAAAAACAAATTTTGGTGCTAGAAACAGAGACGTTTGGTATTTGCAAATTACAGAAACTAAAGATTTGTATTCTTATAAAAAGGAAATTGTTTCTGGTGTTCTCACTAAAAAGGGTAAATATCAGACGATAAAATCTATCATACCTCTTTCTGGTAAAGAAACTTCTTATTGTTTTGAAGAAAAGGAAGAACATTGTGGAGTATTTAATAATGTCCTAACAAAGCAGTGCAATTTGGTGGAAATGAATGGTTCACTCTGTCCAAATCCAGAGGCATTCTATCATGCCTGCATGTGTGCTTCCGCTCTTGCAACACTACAAGCAGCATATACAGATTTTAAGTTTGTTGGACCAGAAACAAAAGAAATCTTTGACAGAGAAGCATTGATTGGTGTATCACTCACAGGATGGATGAATAGTCCTGATATTCTATTCGACAAAGAAGTCCTTAAGAAAGGTGCAATGATTGTCAGAGAAACAAATGAGAAGGTTGCTAAACTCCTGGGTATTAATCCTGCTGCAAGAACCACCTGTGTTAAACCTGCTGGTAATGCCAGTGTATTACTTGGTACTGCCAGTGGTATTCATCCCGAACATGCCAGAAAATATATCAGAAACATCCAGGTCAATAAGCAACAGGAAGTTGCTTCTATTATTAGAACAATGAACCCATACATGGTGGAAGAATCGATTTGGTCGGAAGGTAATGCAGACTATATCATTTCATTCCCCATCATTCCACCAAAAGGCTCTATTGTCAAGTCTCAATTGACTGGTGTTGACTTCCTAGAAAAGGTAAAGTTGGTTCAGGAAAATTGGATTGAACATGGAACAAACGAAGAATTGTGTGTTGACAAAACAGTTAGACATAACGTATCTAATACGGTTACAGTTAAAGAAAACGAATGGGATGCAGTATCAAAGTACTTATTTGACAACAGGAACAGTTTTACTGGTGTGTCAATGATCAGTGAAACAGGTGACAAGGATTATTATCAGGCACCAAATATTGAAGTCCTAAGTGCAGATGAAATCTCCAAGAAGTGGGGTCCTGCTGCCTTCTTTGCATCTGGTTTGATCGTTGAGTCAACAAAGGGGTTCAAAAATCTTTGGGAAGCAACAGCAATTGCTCAATCTAATGACGATGACTCAAGTCAGGAACTAAAGGACATTCGTGCTGAGTGGATTAGACGCTTCAAGAAGTTTGCTTTGAATTACTTTGGTTCGGACCTGAAGAAGACAGAATATTGCCTGAAGGACGTTTATATTCTACACAAGTGGATGAAGATTCAAACCAACTTTGTGGATATTAACCTATCAGAACATTTGCATGAAATGAAAGAAACAGATATTGATACAATGGGTGCACAGGCATGTTATGCTGGTGCATGTGAGGTACGATGAATAGTTTTTATGAAGTTATGGAATATATCCAGCATCTGATAGAGGCAAAGAAAAGAGGAGAAATTTCCGATCTTAAGATAATTTGGGACCATGATGAAGAAAAATTATATGCAGATTTATCCTTCAAACCAACAAAGGTAATTGAGTTCATAAATCTGAATTTCATTGCTGTCAATACGAATGTGTCATTTTCGGAAATTGTAAATCAGAAGGATACTATATAGACATGTTAGCTTTTAACACAAAGGAAAACTATGTCTAAAGAAGTAGAAAAATTATGTTTTTATGTTTATGCCTATCTTCGGAAAGATGGAACACCCTATTACATAGGAAAAGGTAAAAATAAAAGATGTTTAAAAAGAAATAAAGGTGACATTAACAAACCGAAAGATAAATCTAGAATTGTTATTTGTGAATCCAATTTAACAGATATTGGAGCATTAGCTATTGAGCGCCGCCTTATTCGCTGGTATGGAAGAAAAGATGATGGAACTGGTATTTTACGAAATAAGACAGATGGAGGAGATGGAACTTCAGGGAAATTCATTAGTGAACATACAAAAAATAAATTAAGAATGGGAAGATTAGGTAAAAAACATAATCAGCATACAAAAGAAAAATTAAAAAATATTAACTTAGGTAAGACTTTATCTGATTTTACAAAAGAAAAAATATCTTTATCAACTAAATTATTTATGTCTGATGATAGAAAAAAAAGGATAAGTGACTCTTTAAAAGGAAGAAAAAAACCGACAAGATCAATTGATCATATAAATAAACTTAAAATTGCTAATGTTGGTAAGAAATGGATAACTAATGGGTATATTACTAAAATGATTTTTAAATATGAACATATTCCTTTTGGTTGGAAATTGGGGAGGAAGATGTGTCACATAAAGAAGTAGAAAAGAAGACATGCCCAGAGTGTGAATCCACTTACAAGTTACTCTATGACTTGGACCTCACCTCTGGGTACCCCAAGTTTTGTCCATTTTGTTCATGTGAAATTTATGACGTGAACAAATATGCCGACGAGGAAGAATGATATAACTATATCTCTCGTATTTTGCCTTTTGTTAGTCTTTTATTATATTCATATGATGACATTGGCACTATTCTTTCCTCAAAATCTAAATATTTAGCTTCTCCCCTTTTCAGCATTTTTACAATGTTTGAAGATGAACATGATAATATATTGGAAGCTTCCTTTAGTGAATTGTAAATTTTTTTATCTATTTCAATGCGATTTTTCCCGTTTTTACCACGGTTTGTTTTGGTGCTATGCTCTATTCTGTATTCTGTTTGACTATTCCAAATTTTAGTTCCATCAGTCACTTTTTTGCACACGGAATTGCGTAATGCATTTTTATGATCTTTGGAAATAGATTTTCCAAATTGGTGATGATTTTTACCTTTTTTCTTTTCACTTATTTTTGCTCTAACATCTTCCCGTTTAGCAATATTATTTTCACCTTTCATTTTTTCACTTTTAATTTTTCTCCATTTATCATTTTTTCTAGTTATTTCTTTTTCTTTAGCCTCATAAATTTTTCTTTCTCTAACAAAAAATTTACCACCTATATTTGTGTTATAATAATCATCGGATAGTAATACATTCCTATCCCATTGTTCTTTCTGTTCCAGAAAGGTCATTTGTTTTTTATAGATGCATAAGTGCAAAATTGTCCGAGTAAAGTTTTCTTTTCCTTGCTTTATAACTTCTTCCATTAATTCTTCCGATGAAGAATAGTATTCTTTCCAATCAGATTCTTTAGTTATTTTTTTTCCGTGAGATTTGTTCTTTCTCCTTGTCCAAAAATGTTTTTTGCCTATATATTTTTTTCTAGTTAGATTATTCTCAATTAAATATATAAATCCTTCATAGGGATTTGGATCGGGGGGTGTAAATATTACCCCATTATATAACCATTCTGTCATTTTAAAAACTTCTTTCCTTTCCTGAAATTATTTTTGAATATTTATTGGATAAATATTTAGTAAACAGAATGTCTTTCCACAGATCACATTTAAAACTGTAATGTTATAACATAACAATAGGTATGTCTTCCACGCATAGCAGCTATTCGGAAATAACATGGATTCTCGCTTGACATGGGCACCCCCCTCATGTTAATGTGTCAGTCTTATTTGTAGAAACCGCGAACCGGGAAAGGGTCGTGCTATGTAAATAGGAATAAATGTAAATAGGAATAAACGATATATATATATGGAATTCGGAATTAGTAGCAGATATATTCCGAAACGGTAATTGACGGGTTATCTGCAATTCTGCTAAATTGCAGATAATTCGGACTTCTCCTTGAGTAAGAGAAATCGCAGTTACCTTTTATTGTGCTCAATTATATGATAGAATATGTGTTAAAATTTGAAAATGACGAGGCCTTTAAAAAACATACCAAGCGTCAAATGCATATTACCCGATAAAATGCTTCGGTGAGTATGTGTTGATTACCGACTTGGAGGTAAGTTGAATTCTTAACTCGTAAGAGTTTTAAATTGGACAGCCGTGGTGGATATTCTCGTATGGAAACGAGTTATGGTGGTTCGACTCCCCCGCAATTGAAACTCGCCGGTAAATAATTGACTTTGAATCGATTATTTCCATTGATACAGTTAGAAGCATTGGAGTTTTAACTGTATTAGTCGAAGTAATGGTGAATAAAATGGGAACTATTTGACATGATTACTACTGATTCTATGGTTGATCGTTTGATGCATATTCCGCAGGAGGAACTTGCGGAAATGTGTTGTGCGGCCCACGAGGACCAATATGGTTTCAAGGGTCGTCATTTGCTGCGACATACGGTCCCGGAACTTGTTTCCTGGTGGGTGTCGCACTACTTCTGGAATGAGGAAACTCAATGCTGGGAATCGGTTTGTCCTTTCGAGGACGAGGAAGATTGGTATGAGGAAGAACCTTCCTCTTGGGAAATTATGTGCTCTGGTGAATAATCATGTCAATTTCGGATGAAGATTGTGTGTTTTGGAAAGATCCAAAAAATTTGGAAACGCATATTCGCTCGGAAGCAATGCTCGGAAACAGTTTAAAAAAGAGGCTTGACAAATGTTTTGGAAGGTGTTATACTACACTTCTTTGATTGCGATACTATATATTTTCGTCCAATTTGTTTCAATCGCAATGTATGCGGCGGGAATTTATTTGGAAACTGTATATTATATCCCAATTTTCATTACAAATGCCCTAAATAATCTCCTATGGATATGGTTTGGGTATGAATTATATGAAAGTGGTTTGCTAGAATCAGAATAATCCAGGTTCGTTTAACGGGTTAAGACCCAGGATTGTGGATCCTGAGAAGATGGTTCGATCCCATCACCTGGGACCAATACCAGTGAGGCTGACTGGGTAGGCATTGCTCTCATAAGGCAAGTTAGATCGGTTCGATCCCGATCACTGGTACCAATAGGAGGTTGTTATGAAAGTTTGGGTTGTTATCGTATTTTACGATTATGAAGGTTATGATTCTCCTGATTCTGTTTGGGATACTGAAGAAGCTGCAAAAGCACGCGCTCAGAACCGAATCGAGAAGTGTAATTATTTAAAAGATAATGTAGAAATTTTGGAATATGAACTAAATAAATTACCTGAATGAATTTATACGGGTGTGGTATAATGGCAGTGCCTCGGTCTCCAAAACCGAAGAATAGGGTTCGATTCCTTACTCCCGTGCATAGAGAACCCCGGAATTATAAATAAGCAATGATAAGACTTGTTATAATTCCGGGGTATCTTAGATGTTTTATACAATCTATAAAATTACCAATAAACTAAATGGAAAATTCTATGTCGGTAAACACCAGACCAAAGACCTAAATGATGGTTATATGGGCTCTGGTAAAATCTTAAAACGTGCCATAGAAAAGCATGGTATAGATAATTTCCAGAAAGAAATTCTCCATGTGTTCCAAACCGAACAGGAAATGAATGATAAGGAAAAAGAGCTTGTAACTTTGCATGAAATGAGTTATAATCTTTGTCCTGGTGGTAAAGGTGGGTTTGGATATATTAATGGAAATGGACTAACACATTGTTCGTCAATTGCAGATATGACAGAATATTCCAAATTAGGTAATACAAGGAAAACTGAATTACTTAAAAATGACGAAGAATTTAGGAAAAAATATTCTGAAAGTATTTCAAAATCTAAATTAGGTGAAAAAAATCCTAGAGGATTTAAGAACAAAAAACATTCTAGTGAAACTAAAAAACAAATGAGTGAAAGTGCGAAAGGAAGAATACCTTGGAATAAGGGGTTATCATGGAAAGAATGGTATCCTAAAGACAAGAAATAGAATTTGCACCTATAGCATAACGGAGAGTGTCCGGGTCTTCTAAACCCTGGGGTGGGGGTTCGAATCCTCCTAGGTGCGCCAATTTTTGAAATATTCCGGGATCGTCTAATGGCAGGACGTAAGTCTTTGGTACTTACTATCTAGGTTCGACCCCTAGTCCCGGATCCATTAAATCAATATATTTTTCGGGGGAGATGTTTGTAATTCCTCTTACACAGAGGTAGCAGGTAAAAGTAGTCTTCAAGAGAACAACGCCTTTTGATTAAACCTTTTACAGATAAGCCATGACTTAGGGTAATTTGGTAACGTTGATCTGGATTATTCTGAATGTCTCCGAATAGGGTTTGAAACGGGCCTCTCCCACGAAAAATATATTGAAACAGAATTCCATATTGATGAAGATTTGAATAATATTTAAAAAGGAGGTAGTCATGTTGTAAAAACCTAATATAGGGAGACACAACATTGTCTAGAACATATCGACGCACTAATAAGGGCCAAAAAATTGATTGGCTTCCTAAGATTTGGGAAAGCGACCTAAATCCAGATTACGTTTACAGATATGGATACCGTATGAAACTCTACTGCAAAGAAAAGGCAGATTGGATCAAAAAGAATTCACATCGTAAAAAAGACGTTGACGATTATTTCTGGTTGGATTATAGCAAAGCGCCTTCTCATTGGAACCACGATTATTCTACCGTTCCTAGAAGGGCAAACGACCGCGAACTTCTTAACAAGATTAAGAAGGAAGAAATCGATCCCGACGATACAGTTTTTCGTGATGGAAAGAAACCAGTGATTTATTATTGGTAATAAATGTCTAAAGAAGATTTTTGGTTTAAAGTAAAACAGGCTTCTATTCGCCATCCTGATCGTATGAGGAGAGAAAAGATTATCTGCAACGCAAAGAAGAATTCTTAGCTATGCAAAAAAGACATACCAGACATGAAAAAAAATTAGTTGACTTCTTAAAGGAGTTGTGTTAAGTTACATACATACTAAACAAGGGCAGTATAGTGTCCTTTACTCATGTGCCTTCGGGTGCATGGGTTAGAATAAGCATCGTGAGGTGCCCAAAGGTGGAATGCCTACATACCACCACTAGCAATAGTTCGTCTATACAAGCCTGCTTGCTACCGTGAGGTAGGGATCATTCATAAAACGGGTGGTTCTAACAATAACGCAAGTGTAGTGGAAAGAACGTTGATTTAAGCGCCCGAAAGGGAAACGCAAGTCGATGGAAAGTAACAGGTGGTGCTGACTTCACTATGAAACCAACTTGTCAATTGGTACAAGAAAGGGTAGTATTATTGTCCGAGGAGTTGCATCCAAGGGCTTTAGTGCAATATTAATGGGAAATGGACAATAGGACATTTCTCGTGAAATATGACTGAGTAGACCGCAAGTCCAAAGGTACGTGGTGTGTTGTATTGGGTAATCCAAAAGATTATTCAGCAACAGAGGCAGCACATCGCAGTAGGTTAGAAGTTGCTCAATGGTAGAGCATCTGCATTTTACGCAGACGGTTGTTGGTTCAATTCCAGCCTTTTAGGTACAAAAACGTAAAGACTGCCTCGGTTGTGTGTGAAAAATATCTAATACTTGAGCCGTAAGGTAATCAAGTCAGACGTAACTCGCAAGGTGAAATCTGTTTGTATTTAAAGTTTCGTGGCCCGCAAGGCTTAACAGTCCGCAAGACTGACGGGATAGAGAGTGCAGAATATCACACAATGTCAAGTCTAATGCATGACTTTAAACTGCGATATTGTTCGGATACTATTTGACCGAAAGGCAGATAGTGGACAACGAGAGAAGGCTCCTCGCAAGGGATGCTATAATGCTCAAAGTCCGAATGCAAAGAGGTGTAATCTCAGCCTTTTCTATTTAATTTCTGTCGCCTGGTGATAAGGGTACGAGACTTTCACTCTCGGACTTCGCGGGTTTGACTCCCGTCAGCCGGACCAAATTTAGACAATCTTCGGTTATTATCACTGTGATCGTGCAGGAATTGAACGTGTATTGGAACGTGATCAGGAATATACATTGTCTGAAATCTTCAACGGGAAAAATACTCAGCAGAAGAGGAAGCGAGTAGGGTTCTAGTGCTTTTGTAGTTTACTTGGTTAAAACACTTTC